CTACAACTTCAACAGAAACAGGACTTTTGCCCTGCTTCTGTAGAAATCTATTATTAACAATAATGTGATTAACAAATCCTTTTAATTCATCAATATTTAAATTTACTTGTGCCATAATTTTTTAATTTAATTTTATTACTAAACCTGGTAATTCATCATTATCTCCTGAACATGAACTCAAACACCATAAGGTATTCTTTGGACAATCATTTGGAGCGGGTGCTTCACCATCTGTACAATATATTAATGCTGTATAATTTCTTTTGTTTTCATTAAAGTGATTTACAACTGGTTGGAAACTTGTGCCTCCTCTACCTTTTATTTTCCAATCTTTTTTAGGATTGAATTCTTTTACATCTTGCATATCATAATCACATTGTGCTACAGTAATTTTATGACCTGTTTTATGCATATGTACTAATTCATTATAGAATTCTTTTAATTCATTCTTTGATACTGAACCTGATGTATCTACACCAACTAAAATGTGATTCTTGAACTTAATCTTAAGTCCAGGATTTGCATTATATCTTTTGTTGTATTTCCTACGTAACTTTTTTGTATAAGTAATAGTAGAATTTCCAACAAATCTTCTAAGATATCCTCTCCAATCAAATTTAGGAGGTTCAATATTTAAAAGTCTTTCAATTAAGTCAGCTAATTCACCTGGAATTGTTCCTCTTCTTTTTTCAGTTTGTTCAGCAGTTTCCTTTAACTGATGTTGAATCTGTTTATCTATTAACTTTTTTTCAGCATCAGTCAATTCTTCAAATTCATCCCAAGTTTTATGATCATATGGACTATCTCCATCCATTTGATCTAATATTCCTTGTAATGTCTCTGATGGGCTTTTTCCCTTACAGTTTTGTTCTAATAGATCATAATATACTTTAGTACCTGCTCTTTGAGGTAAATTTAGATCAGGAAAGCTATCTAATCTTAGACATCCTTCAGGTAACATAGTTACATCAATATATTGATTAATTTCTAGATCTGCAGCTATATTAAATAGCTTTTTATCAGGAAAGCTATCTCTAAATGTAAGATGTCCAAATGAAATATGAAGTAATTCATGTTTTAATACACCTACTCTATGATCATCACTCAGCCCCATAAAGAAATCTGGATTAACGGCCAATTGTACACCTATACCATGCAAACTTACACCTGCTGTAGGTATGTCCTTTCTTAATTTTTTATTTAATCCAATTAAAAATAAACCATAAAATGGTTCACTTAAAATTAATGTTTTCCCTGCTCTTGATAATTTTTCTATTACGTCCATGACAATTCTATTTTAATACTTTTTAAAAATTTAAATTCTAATCCATCTATTGTAGAACTGATAAGTTTTTCTAATTCATTAATTACTAATTCCTTTTCTAATTCATTTGGATTAAGTGTTTTAATTATAGGAAATAAATATTCCCATGCATATTTATTATCACTATTGGTTGTACTTGAAGGTGAATTAGTAAAAAGGATGGTAAGCCTATCATTAAATTTCTTTATGAGTGCTTGGCGTTTTCCATAAATTAATGATTTAATCAATAGTAATAATGCTACATCACTTTGTTCTATATTTTCAAGTATTTCACAACCTAATTCAAAATCATCATCTGTTGAATTAAGCATCTTTTGTATTGTATTATAAGTTTCCTTATCTAATTGTACTATAGTTTCATTTTCCATTTTCTATTATTTTAATAAATACTCCAGGATTTTCTTTATCATACTTATAATCTTCAAATGCAGGTGTTATTATATCTGCATTGTCATCAGTGATCCAACCATGTTTAACCATCTCATCCTGCACTGTTTGAGCAGGATTAAGCTGATCAAATTTCCGTCTGCTCCCTCTTATAAATTTAAAAGATATTGTTACAGGTAGTTTATATTTTGAAAACTCCTTTATAAATGTAGCTTTATGCTTTTGCCAGTCAACTTTAGATTTATTTCTATAGTTAACTACAGCTTTACTAACAATAAAGTATCTTCCAGTCCATCTTCTACCATTTTTAGAACTTGGTACGTTACCAGGTATAAACCAATTCATTCTTTTTTATTTAAACATTCTCTAAGAGCACGTTTAAGTTCCTCATGTGACTTTTTGAACCCATGATCTCTTACAGCATCTGAAAGATCTTTACTTATAGTGATATATGTCCCAGGGATATTATAAAGCTCATGATATTTTTCAATTGCTTTAATACCTGCTTTATCATTATCAAATAAAGTAATGACTCTTTTATATTTCTGCTTAAGGTTCTCAATAACATAAGGTTTAATAACAGTATTCTCACTATCTGGAGCTATGACTTCAACATTATAATTAAAGTGTCTCAGTGTCATTGCATCTTTCAATGAAGAACATATTATTAAATTTGGTTGGTTATACTTTAATTGATCAATTCCTTGAAGATAATGAAAGATCTTAATGAACTTGTGTTTCTTTTGATCAGGTTGATATACTTTGTACATCTTTCTTTCTTTATTAAAGTACCCATATACTTTGGGTCCTCTGATCTTTATAGAGTTCACTTTTCCATCTTCTTCTTTTGTCATTTTATAGTATTCCAACGCTTTAACATTGTACTCAAATAAAATAGTTGTCCCTATTCCAAACTGTAACCAATAATCTCTGTCATTTGCATTCCATTCTCTACCTTTTGCAAAATCAATTTTATATTTTGCATATTCTTTGAATTCAGATCTTTGATATGTTCCATGTTTTAGAACATATGAATTATAATCCTGCAATAACTTAAATACGGCTTTAGAATAGTCTAGGTCAAACAATTCTTTAATCAAATCAATTTTACTACCATAATTTCCACTTGAAAAGTCTTTATATTTATATTCTGCAGACTTTTTATCTAAAAATATACACATGCTTGGTGTTCTCTCAGTAGGATTAAAAACAGATATCATTTTGATATCCTGTCCTATTAATTTTTCTGGTAGATCTAAATAATTTTCAAACACCCATGTACTTGGAATTTTCCCATCTGATGTAACTATATTCTTTGCACTTAACATAATAGTTAAAGTTAAAAAAAAGGAGCCACAAATTAATGCAGCTCCTTTTTTCATCCACTCACTTAATCTTACACCAGTTTAGAGCTCAAAATCAGTATTACCATTACGTGTTGGTTCAAAAGAAGGAACATTATCCTTTTTTTTCAAAGGTTTAATATGTTCATCTTTATTAAATACTATGAGTTTTGAATTCTCTGCATCACATGCTTCAATAGGAATCATTCCTTTGAATTTACGTGGTAAAAACAAATCATTATTTACATAACCTTCTTTGTTTTCCCATTCACGACCTCCAATACAAGCATTAAAATAATCAGAGTTGCTGAAAATCTTTCTGCATTCTGCCATATAATCACAAATAGGAGTAATTTGATCATTAGGATCATGGTCATCAACTTCAATATTATTAAGTTCATCTTCTAATCCTAATGCTTTAGCTAAATCAATCATTGCATATAAGACTTCAACATTTCTATTAATTTCTCTACCACTTGGAAGTTTAGCATCTTTAAATGGCCATGGAGTAAATCTTACTCTACCAACTTGTCCTTTATAACGTGGAGATTTAGAATTTTCAACATCTGTTAAAAAACCTTCAAATTCTCCTTCAACTGGTTCTGATTCAACATGAAGTAAAATATTCCATGCTTCTGTGTCATAAGGAGTTTGGTCAAATGTGATATCATTAATTCTAACAACGTGGTTTCCTGGATCCAAAACAGGTTTAATTCTTCCTGTTCTTTCTGTCATGTTTTTAGTACTTAAAGTACTTTTTTTAGTTGTGTTTACACTCATTTTTTTTGATTTAGATTGTTTATTAATAGATTTATCATTCTTCTTCATAAGTCACAATGCTTTTCTTAACATATTGTAAGCAATTAGGTATTGTAAGTCCTTCAAACATACCCATTGGTGATTTACATGTATTCTCTCCGTTGTTCTGAGTCTCAAAACAATACTCAAGAGATCCGTCATCTTTTTTGATTACTTTTCCAAAGAGAACAATTGAGAAGAGTCCTTCCAAAGTTAAGGAATTATCTATCATTTTCCCAATAGTTTTAGCCTTTACTTTTCTATGACCATTGATATCTGTACTGTCCTCAGAATGTGTTAAAAAGAATATATATAGATCCTCTCTCAGATCTTTTGGCATCTTAGCCACCTGTGCTAAATTGGCTGCAATTTGAACAAATTTATCATAACCTTTTTCATTTGCCCTATCAAAATATTCAAAACTTGACATATACTGCCAATCATCAATAACAAGGTTTTTTATATGAGGCATTTTTTCATTAACATGTTGCATAGCTTTTATAATACCAGGAGCTGTAGAGGCATTAGTCATATTACCTTTTTGATTTTCCTTACTTATTTGACTATACTTCTTTTTCCAACCCTTGAATGGTAAAGGTTTACTAGCAATGTTAATAATAAATGTCTCTGTAGAATCTAGGTTTCTAATACTTGTTGATTTACCTGTACCTGCATCTGCAATAACTAAAACTGATTGTGCCATATTTTTAAATTTGTTTATTATAAATTGTTTTGTTTAATGTTTCTAAATTATCTGCTATTCTATTAAGTGCTGATACAATATCATTTGTATCTGTTGAAGGTTCTGATATATCTAATATCTTTTCCACTTCAGGATTTCTAGAGTTAATATCATTTATAACCTTCAATTCACCTACTGGTATAATATGTCTTTGAAAACCTGAACTACTTTCAATCAGTTCATATTCCTCTTCCCAATGAGCATTATATTCCCATAAATATAGAGTCCGTTTAGGATCTTCTGATTCATAGTCTATACTCACAAACTCTGTATAGACATCCTTACCTTTCTGTAATTCACTTGGAAAAAATGAAATATGAAGTTCATCTTTACCTGTTGGTCTATATGCCATCTTTGGTATATATAATGCATCATCAAGACCATCTTTATCTAATCTTTCATGTGAACTAAAGAATTTTTGGTGTTCTCTCCTCAATTCTCTTACCTTTTCTTTCCTTTCTTCAGGTGTCATTTTCTTTGATTTTATGCTTTTTGTACTAATCATAGTTATCTTCTTTGTTGTTGTGGTGGTGTATCCATCTCTTGGATTTCCATCCGTTCAAATAATGCTTTAAAAAAACTCATTCTTGTATCACCATTTCTAGCTTTTAAGAAATGTAATACTAATGTTCTCTCATCTTCAATAATATATCTATCTGGTCCATAGAGCCTTATCTTTTGTTTAGCTGGCCTATTAAGTCCAATCAGTGTATCCGCATGTTGCAGCATAGCATCTGATCCAAATATATCTGACTCAAGTACATAATTACCATATTTGCCATCTACTGCTCTATCAGGATTATCTATATTCCTATTTAATTGAGATAAACAGATGATCATACATGGATATTCTCTTTTGATTTGAGTAAAAAACTCACCTAATTCAAATAACATATCTATTCTATTATTCTGATAAGGTGCTCTTTTTACTAAAATGCTGTGATCTAACGTTATAATAGTTTTCTTCTTATGAGTATTAAAATACATATCTACTTGATCACGCATTTGATTTACAGTCATTGGTGTCCCAATAACATCTACAGGGTTACCTACCCTTTGTTTAGCATATGCATGACATTTATTAAAATCAGTTGATGATAATAATGTACCCGCACTGCATAATTCTTTATATGTTTTACCAGTTATTGAGGAAAACTCTCTTATAGCAGATGTTCTGCCCACCATTTCAAATTGAAATTGTAATACTCTAAATGGATCATTAGGATTAAGAACAAATGATTCTCTTATAATCTGATCTTTAATTAAAGTCTTACCTGAACCTGGCCTTCCACCAATTACAGTTAATGTATTCCACTCAAGACCATCAGTAACTGCATCATTGAACTTAGGCCAAGGTGTATATATAGACTTTTCCTTACCCGCTTGTCTATCAAGCATATATGTTAAAGCTTCTTTAAAAGATTCTTTTTGACCTTCCCAACCTTTTGCTAACTTACTCATAAGACCACGTTTGATTTAAATATGTTCCATCTTCAGAACATTCATTACCTAATTGATCTTCATATCCTACTATATATGAGTCTGGTTTTTCATATTCACCATTTTCACAGTCTTCTTTAGAGACTACTACATCTTCAAAGCCTAGTCTAACTAATACTTCAGTTGCTTTTGTTAAATTATCATCACTCATACTACCTTTTCTTTAAAATATTGTTCTGGTTCAAGACCTTCTCTAATCATATCACAATAGTCTGCTAATTCAGAATATTTTACTTTAGTCTTATCTTCTTTAGCTATAAAATATTGGCTGGTCTTCATGTATTTATAATCATTTTGTTCATATTGATCTACATATTGCACAGTTGCACGATGTATTTCCTCCCATGTATAATCATAATTTTCAAAGAACCATCTAAATGCTGCAGCTAACATAGTTATATTGTTTCTAGCTGGTTTACCACTTGGTAGTTTCTTTGCAGGAAAGAATTCTCTGTATTTAGTCAAATTTTCTTGCCATTCTTTTCCCAAGATGACATTGTTAGACTTCTTTTTAGATTTAATAAAATAGTTATTGTATTTAACTATAATTTTTTTGCCCTCATTTGTTAATTCTGGATATGCTTGTGTTTCAACATAACCATTAGTTAATAAAGCTTTGAGTTCCAGATGTTGATTGATCTGAGGTACTGATATCCTTTTTTGTATTGCAAAAAGTAGTAAGCACTGATTTGGAGTTAGATTGTCTTTGCCCATCAGCTGAAAGAGTTCCCACATAATTTTCTATTTTATTGAGTAATGGATAATAAATGTCTATGAATTCTGGACAAGCAGTAAACAAATAATTTTCTGCTTTCCTTATAGAATTAATGACTGTTGCATGATTTCTTGATATTAAGTCACCAATTTTAATTTTTTTATAACCTAAGTTAAATGCAATATATTGAAACGCTTGTGAATATCTGAGATATTCCAATTTTCTAGATTTATATTTAAAGTTTTTAATGTGATATAACTGAGGGGATCTTTGATGCATATAAAGTATAGCAAATGTTTCCATACTTTTTAAAGTATTTTTATTTCTAATTATATTACTTTCATCTATACCTACAGTAATTTCTATGAACTGACCATACTTTTTTCCAAAATCACATATAAAGTTTTGAATATCCCTGGTCATATCCATTGCTTTTTTTTTGGACATGTTGGTTTATTTGGGGTTATATAAAGATACTAATTTTTTTATGTATGTTTTACACATATATAGTTTAAATTCCAAATTATTTCTATATTTGTATTAATGATTATTCCTTTCACCATAGATAATATAAATAAGGTACGTAATAGACCTGCTATGATGAAATTAACAAATAGAAGCAGTAAACAAATTGTTCAAGAACATAAAACATTATCATGTCTGAAGAAAAAAAACAAGATTCTAGTACAGAAAAAGTATATGACGCAGTTAATCCACAAGGTATTATTAAAGATTTAACAATATCTGCAGCATTTGTACATCTTTTACAAGATACACTCATATATGTCATTCAAACTTTCCCAAAGGAAAAAAACATTTCAAGTTCTTATCAAAGAATTGATCAAGCTACAAAAGCTAATAATGCTTCACTATTAGACCATGGTGACAGAGCATTATATACTTTAACTGCATTGAGTCAATACTTACGTGATTCAGCAATTGCCCAAGGTATTACTAACAAAGTTTCAGGAATTGATGATCAAGATTTAGAAAAGACTATGAAAGCTTTTCTTTCTAATAATATGGAACAGTTACAAGAAGAATTTCAGAATTTAACAGATAAGGTAAAACATCCTTCTTCATCTTAAATTAGTATTAGTAAAATCTCCTATTTCTAATATTGCTTGGATAACAAGATTAAGTTCTTCTTTATCACAATCAGCAAAAGATTTACAATATTCTGATTTTTCTTTTACTATGCAAAGACCTGTTTTTCTTTTGCATTCTAGCTTGATTTCTTCAAATGTATATCCTAATGTTGTTGCAAGCTCTCTAATCATCACATGGATTCTTGCTAATTGAGCACTGCTTCCTTTATCTGTTGAAGTACTTACAAACATCTCTACTTTAGCTCCTTCAGGAAGATCATCAACAAACTTGTTGTATCTGGTTTCCATAGCTTTTATATTATAAGATAGTTTACCATCTTTTTTAGTTAAAAACACAAATATATTATCCTTCATCCTTTTTCTT